TTACATTACCTGCAAGTCCAAGCGCAGGAAACATAGTATTTATTGAGAACTCTGGAGCAGGCACAGTGACTGTTGCTCGCAATGGCTCAAAAATTAATTCAACAGCAGACGATGGTGAACTGGCTACGGACGCAGGTGCAACCTTGGTGTACGTTGACTCAACAATCGGTTGGAAGGAGTTATAGATGGCGATTAAATTAGGCGGTGGCGGTGGGAGTGCCTCACAAGTAAACGAGGTTGTAAACTTAAATGATAGTGCTAACACTGTTACTTTAGACGATGGACGCGTTTACCTAAAGGGTGGCGTTTTTGAAACGAATACGTCTACTTATCCTGACGCAACATCTTCGCTTCAGTACACTGGTACTGAATTTATTGTAGCTCAAGATAATAACATTACAGGCATAGCTTGGGATGGTACTCACTTTTGGGCTGTTGGTCGTGGCAATGACTCGGTATATAAGTACAACTCATCTGGCGTTTATCAAAACGTGAGTTTTAATGTATCAAGTCAAATGAGCAATCCTGTAGATATAGTTTCAAGAGATACGTTTTTGCACGTTATTGAGTCGAATGGCAGTAATAGCAAAACATATCAGTATGGCAACAATGTCTATCAGAACACAAATTTTTCTGTAGCAAGTCAAGACATTTACCCCCAAGGCATAGCTTGGGACGGTACTTACTTTTGGGTTATTGGTCAAGAAACTAGCAAAGTATATAAGTACAACTCATCTGGTGTTTATCAAAACGTAAATTTTTCTGTATTAGGTACAGACCAATATCAAATAGGTATAACGTATGATGGAACTAACTTATGGACTCTTAGTGCTAATACACACAAAATGTATAAATACAATACTAGTGGTGTTTATCAAAATGTAGCTATTGATATATCGTATTCAGGCACATCCCCAACAGGATTAGTATGGGATGGGACTTCGTTCCGTATAACTTATTCAAACTCAAGAGTGCGTCAGTATGCAAATGGCATTGGTATCCAAAGCAACGCGGACATAACCACTGATGGGCAAAACTACGTGAGGGTCAAATAATGGCTTTAATAGTACTAGAAGATTTAATGACACCAGAGCAGAAAGCACGTAGATGGCGTAATCAAGAACTGACCGCTACCGATTACATCTTGCCTTTAACTGACCACCCACAGCGTGATGATTACATAACCTATAGGACTGCATTGCGTAACTGGCCCAGTACAGAATCGTTTCCAGACACGCGACCAGTATTAGGCGAGTAAGATGGACAGACTAAAACAATTCTGGCGTAGTCGTAGCAACAGGTGGCAAGTGTTTGGTGTCACCTTAGCGGCTCTACAGGTCTACGTCCTACAGCTTAATCTATCTGCTGAGACTATTATGTTAGCCAGTATTCTATTCGGAATGGGCGGAATTTTCTTCCGTTATCAAACTACACAATCAATGTCAGAGAGATAAAACATGACTACAATCATAACAAAAAACTCAAGTACGGCAGGAGATGTTCCTGCTACTAGTGAGCTTGTACAAGGTGAGTTAGCAGTAAATGTTACAGATAAAAAACTGTATACTAAAAATTCTAGTGGTGCTGTTGTTTCTTTAGTTTCATCTTTAGACTCTAATAATTCTATAGGTACAGGCAATGTAACTTTAGGTTCTAATGCAGGTGACTCACTTACGTCTAACAATAGTTATAATACATTAATAGGCAATGACGCAGGGAAAGCTCTAAATACAGGAACCAGTCAGGTAGCTGTTGGTTATAAAGCTTTAGAAACATCAACAGCAGGAATAGGTAGCGTAGCTGTAGGTTATTTGGCATTGCAAGATAGCAACTCTACTAACTTTGTTACTGCGGTAGGTTGGGGCGCAGGTAAGAACGCAACCACTGGAGGACTTAGCAGTACCTTTATAGGTAATGGGGCAGGTATGGGAATTACAACAGGCGATCAGAATACTTGTATAGGTTTTAACGCAAACCCTACATCAGCTACCGCTAGTTATCAGTTTACATTAGGAGGTACAGATATTCAAACTCTTAGGTGTAATCAAACAAGCATTACATCTTTGTCTGATGCTAGAGATAAGACTGACATTGTTGACACACCTTACGGTCTTGACTTCATTAATACTTTAAAGCCTCGTCAGTTTAAATGGGACACTCGTGATGGCAACATTAAAGATGGAACTTTAGAGCAAGGCTTTATTGCACAGGAATTACTTGAGTCAGCAAATGGTAATAACGATTCTTTAAACCTAGTGTTAGAAGATAACCCTAATAAACTTGAAGCTAGTGCAGGTAACTTAATACCTTTGTTAGTGAAAGCTGTTCAAGAACTATCTGCTCGTGTAGTAGAATTGGAGACTAAATAATGATTCCTGAAACCACACCAACTCAACAGTATACTTGGGCATTAGAAAGTGTAGACCTTATTAACGCGATTGTTGCTGATGATACAGGATACATCCTACCTGCCGAATGTGTAGATCGTAATGTTAGACACTTACAAATTATGGTCACTAAAGATTACTGGACAGGACAAGATATGTCACCGCTTAATTCAGCTATTTCAGCAGGGTTAGCTTATTTAGCATAACTACAAGGACGTTATCATGTTAGATGAACAATCAAAAGATACACTGGACGTACTTGCGGCATCAACAGGAATACTTTCGTTGGCCGCTTGGTTGCCGCCTATCGCTAGCATATTTACTATTATATGGTTGGGTATTAGGATATATGAGTCTGACACAGTACAAGACTTAGTACACAAAAGAAAAAAGAAATAGCTTGACTTTTGACTAAAAATCTGATATAATAATATGAATATATTGACTAAATTAATTGATCCTATCACTACTTTGTTAGATAAATTTATTGTAGATAAAGATCAGAAAGCAACCTTAGCACATGAAATAGCTACCTTAGCTTCTAAACAAGCTCAACAAATAGCACTTGCTCAGATTAAGACAAACCAACAGGAAGCTAGAGGCAACTGGTGGCAATCTGGTTGGAGACCTGCTACTGGTTGGGTATGTGTTTTAGGGTTTGCTGTCAATTTTCTTATCTCTCCTTTAGCCGCAGGTTTTGGCATAGTTATTCCCCAAGCGGATACCTCTGTTATGATGCCTGTGCTTATGGGTCTTTTAGGTCTTGGGACAATGCGTACTATTGAGCGAACTAAAGGAGTTGGTAAATGATTTCTAGTTTTAGACAGGAAGAGATATTTCCAAGTTCTATTGACAGGCCGTTAGTAGAGAACACTCCTCCACCTGTGTCTACTCCTCCACCTTCAGCACCTATACCTACAAAGAAGAAAGCTAAGACAGCGGCTCCAGTAGCTACTCCCTCTAGTTTTAAACCTGTAAGACAGCCTTATGAAGACCCTGCACCAGTAGTTCCTAAAGTTGAGCTTGATCCTCAAAGAACTACTAGCAGTCTTTTCTCTGACTACGTAGGCACACAACAGTCAAGACCATCAGCCCCTTCTTTGTTTAAACCACCAGAGCAAGAGTCTACTGGGTCAGCATTAGGAAACTATAAAGGTTTCTTTAATCAAACACAACAGCAAAGTCAGGCTCTAGCTGAAATGGCTAAAGAGTCTAAAGATTACAGTGGTCTTAAAAACGCAGATGTCAACAAACTTAACCGAAATGTGTCACAAGGTTTAGATGATTATTCTACAAAGGAAGTAGATGAGAACATTCTAACGTATATAAAAGATAATAACATTCCTCCTTTTATTGAAACGGAAGACGGAGAAAAGCTTTTCTTCACAACAGGCACAGATACTTCAATGCCTGACTTAGCGGCTTTAGGTGACGCACACAGAGAAAATGGCAGATATGTAGCAACTGGTGACGTGGGTACTTATTCTTCTATTTGGATAGAAAACCCTAGTACCTCTGAAGAAATACTAAACAACCCTGTTTTAAGTGTAGCCGCTATGTTTGTACCTTATGGTACAGCGGCATTAACTGCTCTTAAGGGAGCAACAGGACAGACATTACATGGTTCAGATTGGGCTAGTTTAGCAAGCGCAGGTTTACAGAAAGCAGGGTACACTAAAGCACCTAGCACTGTGGACGGTGTTAAGGACGCAGGTAAAGGTCTTACACTAGGCGGCATAGAGTTATCCTACAACCAAACTAACGCACTGCTCAAAGGAGCAATTACTGGAGACCCTAAAGAAGCACTTGCTGAAACACTCACAAGTAAGTATCTTGAGGGTGCTTTAGATAATAAAGATTCTGTAATGGCAAACACTTTAGATTCTTTAGAAATGGACAAGGATGCTTTTATCAACGCATTCTCTAATACAGTAGGTAAAGTAGCTGACGGTAAAGATTTAGATGATGCTGTGCTTTCAGGCTTTGCACAGTACATTAGAGAGGACGGAACATTTGAAGGAAACATTCTACCTGATTGGCTAAAGGAAGCAGGTAGAGACTTTGATGATGCTTTTTTACAGCCGATTAAAGAAGCTGTAGAAATGTTAGCAGGTGGTGCTATAGATGGTATGCAGGAAATAGGTCATATCTTAGGCGAGGTAGGGTCAACTGTAGAATCGCTTGTTCGTCCTGTAGTAGATGTAGTAGAAGATGTAGCATCAGGAATAGGAGACTTAGGTTCAGAATTTGACGATGCTGTTTTACATCCACTTGAAGAAACTATTGAAGAATTTGGTGAGCCTATTGAAGATGCAGTACGTGAGGCAGGAGGAGTTCTTGCAGATACAATGGCTCCTGTTAAGGAGTTCTTAGAGGAAGTAGGGCCAGACATTGAGGACACAATACGAGAAGGTGGACGAGCCTTTGATGATTACATCCTACAGCCGTTAAAAAACTTACTGGAAGGAATACTAGACAACGTATCATTGGGCGGTGTAGGAGCAGGAGGAGCAGGAGGTGGAGCCTTGCTATCCGCAGGTACAGGTACTGGCTCTGATGATCTCTTTAAATTTAAAACACAAGTAGGCGTAGAGTTACCAGAGTTTGCGGAAGTAGAGTATCGTGATCCTTTTGAATCTTCGTTTCAGTCAACAATAGCATAGGAATAATAATGACTTACTTACAACTTGTAAATAGCGTACTGAGGAGACTACGAGAGGAAGAAGTATCTACTGTATCACAGAACAGCTATTCAAAACTTATTGGAGAGTTTGTCAATGATGCTAAACGCTCAGTGGAAGATTCCTATGAGTGGACAGCTTTACGTAATACACTAACAATTACAACACAAGCTTCTGTTTTTAACTACATCCTAACTGACTCACAGAATAAAATGAAAATATTAGATGTCATTAACGACACTTCTAATTTCTTTATGCAGTACCGTGGTTCTCGTTGGATGGACAACGCTTTCCTAATTGATAACGTACCTTCAGGAACACCGCAGTTCTATAGCTTTAATGGTGTAGACGCTAACGGAGACAATGGTTTAGACTTATACCCTAAGCCTGATGGTGTTTATCAAGTAAGAGTCAATGCTGTAGTACGTACTGCTGATTTTACTGTAGACACAGATAAACTGTCTGTTCCTTCTGCACCTGTAGTTCAGTTAGCTACCGCGTTAGGAGCTAGAGAGCGTGGAGAAACAGGAGGCACAAGTTCAGCAGAGTTGTTTGCAATAGCAGACAGCACTTTAGCAGATGCAATAGCTATAGATGCATCTCAGCACCCTGAAGAAAACATTTGGTATTCATAAATGGCTCAACAATTACAGAATCTTACTATAGCCGCACCTGCATTCTTAGGTATTAATACTCAGGATTCTCCTATTGATATTAACCCTTCGTATGCTTCTATTGCTGATAACTGTGTGATAGATAAGCTAGGAAGAGTAGGTGCTAGAAAAGGATGGAAGGAAGTCAGCACTAACGCTACTTCTCTTTTAGGATCAAGTCGTGGTATAGAGACTATCTTTGAATACATTGATGCCTCTGGGGATAAGGTTGTATTTTCAGCAGGTAACAATAAGATATTCAAGGGTACTACAACACTAGTAGATATTACTCCTTCTGGTTATACGCCTACAGCTAATAACTGGAAGATAGTATCCTTAGCAAACCATGCTTACTTTTTTCAAATAGGCCATGAACCTTTAATATATACTGATGAAAGTGGATCAGGTGTTCTTGAGAAGTTCTCAAGCCACTCACACAGCACAGGGACAGCACCTAGAGGTAATGAAGTATTGTCTGCCTTTGGTAGACTTTGGGTAGCAGACATTACAGGAAACAAGCACACAGTCTACTGGTCTGATTTATTAGTAGGTCATGGTTGGTCAGGAGGTTCTTCTGGCTCAATAGACATTACTACTGTATGGCCCACAGGCTTTGATGAGATAGTGTCCTTAGAGGCTCACAATGGCTTTCTAATCATCTTTGGAAAGAAGTCTATACTTGTGTACTCAGGAGCTACTTCTCCTGCTAATATGACCCTTACAGACACGATAGAGGGCATTGGTTGTATAGCTCGTGACTCAGTACAGCAAACAGGTACTGACATTATCTTTTTGTCAGCTTCAGGTGTGCGTAGTTTTGGTAGGACAATACAAGAAAAGTCTTTACCAATGAGAGACATTAGTAAGAATGTAAGGAATGATTTGTTAGCTTTAATTCCTGAACAAACATTGCCTATTAAATCTGTTTACTCTCCTGAAGATGCTTTTTATTTGCTAACTCTACCCAACAGTAAGTTAGTTTATTGCTTTGACATGAGAACAGCTATGCAGGATGGTTCTAACAGAGCAACTACTTGGTCTTCTTTAAATCCTTTATCTTTTACAGTATTAGAAACTGGAGAGTTATACATAGGTATTACCTCTGGTGTTGTTAAGTATTCTAATTACTTAGATGGTACTACTAAGTATCAGTTAAGGTACTTTAGTAATCCTATTGACTTTGGTAATACATCAAACCTTAAGTTTTTAAAGAAGTTTAACTTAGTTATTGTAGGTGGTCAGAATACTACAACTACTCTTAACTGGGGATATGACTATACTGAGGCTTATACAAAGCAAGTATTTGTTATAGGATCAAGTGCTATAGCTGAATATGGCATTTCAGAATATAATACAGACCGTGAATACACAGCGCATATAGAAGTCAACACTCCAAGAGTAAACACTAGTGGTAACGGAGAAGTTGTAACTGTAGGCATTGAAGCAGAGATAAACGCTTCTCCATTTTCTATTCAAAAAATTGACATACACGCTTTACTAGGGAGACTTATTTAATGTCCAACTATATCAAGACAACTAACTTTGCAACTAAGGACGCTCTAAGTACAGGAGACCCTAATAAAATTGTCAAGGGAACAGAGATAGATACTGAGTTTAATAACATAGCAACAGCTAGTGCAACTAAAGCTAACACAGGTAGTCCTACGTTTACAGGGACAGTTACAGCGG